GCCGAGTTGCTGTTCAGGTTGGGTGTGCAACCGCCGATGAAGAAGAGCCTTGCCACAGGTAGGGAGACTTTTGCGTTTGCCAAAAACGACGAAGCATTCAAAGCGTTGCTGGAGCACGAAGACCCGCTGGTGCAGACGTTGGTATCCGCACGACTGGGAACCAAGTCCACGATTGAAGAAACACGCACCGAACGATTCATCGGCATCGCCACACGCGGAGCTCTGCCCGTACCCCTACGTTACTACGCTGCACACACTGGACGTTGGGGCGGAGACGACAAGCTGAACTTGCAGAATTTGCCGAGGAAGTCGCAACTCAAGAACGCCATCATTGCGCCGACTGGCTACAGAATGATTGACTCGGACTCATCGCAGATTGAAGCCCGTACGCTGGCATGGCTTGCGGAACAAAACGACTTGGTGGAGGCATTTGATCGTGGCGAGGACGTTTACAAAATCATGGCTGCGGCTATCTATGGCAAGGGAGTTGGCAGCATTTCACCGGAAGAACGGTTCGTTGGAAAAACGACAATCCTCGGCTGCGGGTACGGTATGGGTGCGGCGAAGTTCCAAGCACAGCTCAAGAATTTTGGTGTCGCGGTTGAACTGGACGAGGCGAAACGTATCATTGACACGTACCGCACAACGTATCCGAAGATAACGGAATTATGGAAGTCTGCGGCGTCAGCCCTCAAGGCCGTACTTCAGAATCAGCAAACGACACTGGGCCGCGACGGTGTGTTGAAGATCGAAGGCAAGGACGGCATCCTGTTGCCGAACGGCTTGTACCTACGCTACCCCAACCTGCGCTTGCACGAGAGCGAAGATGGCAAGACCGAGCTGGTCTACGATACCAAGAAGGGTAAAGCTGTTATCCCCAACCGAATCTACGGCGGCAAGGTGGTGGAGAACGTGTGCCAAGCCCTTGCGCGGATCATCATCGGTGAGCAGATGCTCATGGTTGCGAAGAAGTACCGTGTGGTGATGACGGTGCATGACGCGATTGCCTGCATCGTGCCGACTGCGGAGGTTGAAACCGCCAAGGAGTACGTAGAGATGTGCATGCGCATTCGCCCGTCGTGGGGGGCTGAGCTGCCCCTGAACTGTGAAGCTGGATACGGAGAGAGCTATGGCGACTGCTGACACGTGGCCCTTCCCGCCGTTCCCAAACCCCAAGGACACGAACAAACGTGTTCCCAAGTTCAACCCTGACAACCATGAGGACGCACCGCTATGACCGACTGCAAACACCGATGGGAACCCGTTGAGGGCCAACCCATTTACAAGTGCATCCGCTGTGGCGGCTATTTGAGGATCATCAAATGAACGAAGACGAAGACAAGCCTACCCCAGCCGATGGGCAACTGGTGTGGGCCTTGGTGGCCTTCATCGTCCTGATGCTTGGCCTGTTGACATTGAGGAGCTGTTTATGACCAAAGACGAAGCATTGGACTTGGCGCTGGAGGCGTTGGAGAACAGCGTTGATCTTGTGCGTGAAGACGCTTACAACGCAGAAAAACTTTATGGCAACTACCCATCACGGCAAGGCAAAGTTGCTGGCTTGAAAGTATTGGCTGACGATCACGAGAAAGCCATCACCGCCATCAAGCAAGCCCGTGCCCTTGACAAGAAGGCAGAGAACGCCAGAGAGTTGGGGCTGGACTATGAGCCTGTGCCGGAAAACTTCATAGACGCATTGAAGTTTGATGTGGCTATGCGTGATGCAGCACCTGTGCAGGAGCCTGTCTTTGAGTTGCAAGAATCAGGCTGGGAAATTATCTGTGACCTTGATTGGATACAGACACTCCCATTCGGAACCAAACTCTACACCACCCCACCCGCACAGCCAGCACCTGTGCAGGAGCCTGTGGCGTGGATGGAAATGGTCGTGGCAAATCTTGTCCGCGAAGGCGTCAACAAGCACAAGGCCCGTGAACTGGCGGAGCATTTTTACAGCCTCGCACAGCGGCCTTTTGTTGGGCTGACGGATGAGGAAATTAAAGACCTTTGTAGGGAAGCAAGCAACTTTGGGACAAGCAGTTGGATCAGGCACATCGAATCCAAACTCAAGGAGAAGAACACGTAATGGGAACAACCAACACAGGCATGCATGTCATCAAGGCGCTGGAAGCGTTTGAAGAGTTTAAACGTATGACCGCACAGGAGTTTGCCGACTACGCCGACATCGGACGCTACGATGCACATGCTGTGCTCAACCGCATGAACAAACGCACCAAGGATGGTGTCAAGCGCATCTATGTTGCTGACTGGACCCACGGTCACGACAATGCGCGGCGCTATCCACGGGCGGTGTTCATGCTGGGTGACAAGCCCGACAAGCCAAGGCCCAAGCCGGACATCCGGCTGAATCGACAACGCAGTGAGCACAAGTCCATCAAAGCAATCCGCATGACCAGCGTGTTCAACATGGGGTTAACACGCGATAAGATCAGAGAAATAAGGAGATCACTATGAGAGAAGATGACGACGACATTCAGGATTACATCAACCCAAAAGAGCGGATGTTTGCAGACGAATTCTACAAAGCTGCCCGTAATCAAACACTGGAAGAAGTTGCCAGAGAGTTCGACAAGATGAAGTCGCTTGGCGATACTGCCGCATCGTTTGCGGCATACGTGAGGAACATGAAGAAATGAGCATCGTCTGGTCGTTCAGCAGTCTGAAAACATTTCAGCAGTGCCCTAAAAAGTACTACCACACCAAAATTGCACGGGACGTTGTGGAGCCCGACACACAAGCGACGCTGTACGGCAAGACTGCCCATACCGTAGCAGAGGAATACATCCGTGATGGGGTGCCAATCCCCGAACAGTTTGCGTACATGCAAGCCACCTTAGACGTACTGAAAGAAATCCCCGGAGACAAATTGTGCGAAGTGAAACTTGGGTTGACAAAGAACTTAGAAAGCTGCGATTTCGATGCACCGAATGTGTGGTGGCATGGGATAGCCGATTTGGTGGTTATCAATCGGGAGACTGGGACGGCGCACTCGGTAGACTACAAGACAAGCAAGAGTGCGAGATATGCGGACGTGAAGCAGCTCGATCTTGTAGCCTGTGGCCTGTTCGCGAAGTTCCCGGAGATCAAGAAGGTGAGGTCTGCTCTCCTTTTCATAGTGAGCAAAGAGTTCGTCAAGGCTGAGCACCACGTTGAGATGATGCCCAAGTACATCGAATCCCCCGCCCGAGACGTTGCAAGAATCGAAGCAGCATTGGACAATGGAGTCTGGAACCCCGTGCAAGGCCCCCTGTGCAAGTTTTGCGCGGTTCGAGAATGTGAATACAACAGGAACTAGCCATGCCCTACGTAAACAAACCCCGCCCGTACAAAAAAGAGTACCAACAACAATTAGCAAGAGGAGAAGCCGATGAACGGCTGGAACGACAACGAGCACGAGAGTCAATCGACAACAAGAGTGCCGACCGAAACAAAGATGGACGTGCTGATGTCCGCGAAGGAAAAGATGTTGCTCACGTCAAAGCACTATCTAAAGGCGGCGCTAACAAAAACGGAGTCAAACTCCAGTCGCCCTCAGCCAACCGCTCATTCAAACGCGCCTCGAATCACAAGGTCGTGTCTGAAGTAAGCACCAAAGAACGGAAGAAGAAATGACCCCCGAGCAAATCTGGTTGCTGAAGTACGGCAGGGGCTGGATACATTGGTATGAGCTTGCGGATGAAGATGGGGACGGTGTAGACGATTTAGTTCAACGGATGCACGAAGCCCGATTGCTCAAGACCGACAGCAACCGCCTGTGCGTTAGACTTAAAACAGAAAAGGAAAGAGATGAATCTATCAGAGTATGAGTGGCCCCGTCCTCCGGGGTTCGCACCATTCGAGCATCAGAAGACAACAGCAGAATTCCTGACGGGCAACCCCAAGGCGTTCTGCTTCAACGAGCAGGGTACAGGTAAGACGGCATCAGTCATCTGGGCAGTTGATTACCTCATGACCCTAGGATTAGTGAAGCGAGTGTTAGTGATCTGCCCCCTGTCGATCATGAAGTCGGCTTGGCAGCAGGACCTGTTTAAGTTTGCCATCCACCGCACAGTCACTGTGGCTTACGGTGCGGCAAGAAAGCGCAAGGAGCTTGTCAACGCTGGCGCTGAGTTCGTCATCATCAACTTCGACGGTGTCGGCATCGTCAAGAAAGAAATCATAGACGGTGGGTTTGATCTCATCGTTGTGGACGAAGCGTCTGCATATAAGAACGCACAGACTAGCCGCTGGAAAGACCTGCGTGATCTAACAAAAGTTATCAAGGGTTTGTGGATGTTGACGGGTACGCCCGCAGCTCAGTCCCCTGCGGATGCTTACGGATTGGCAAAGCTTGTAAACCCCAAGGGCGTCCCACCGTTCTTCGGTCAGTTCCGCGACTTGGTGATGAACAAGATAACCATGTACAAGTGGGCCCCCAAGCCGACAGCCCAAGCCACAGTGCACAGCATATTGCAGCCAGCGATTCGGTTCGAGAAGTCCCAGTGCTTGGACTTGCCCCCGGTTATGTTCGCCGAGCGGGATGCGCCGCTCACGCCGCAGCAGCAGAAGTACTACACCATGCTCAAGAAGCAGTTGCTGATTGAGGCAGCAGGCGAAGAGATATCCGCAGTCAACGCAGCGGTGGCAATCAACAAGCTGCTGCAAATTGCTGGCGGTGCGGTATACAGCGACACAGGTGAGGTGATCGAGTTCGACGTGAGCAACCGACTGAATGTGGTGCAGGAAGTCATTGAAGAGTCGAGCCACAAAGTGCTTGTGTTTGTCCCGTTCACTCACACCATAGAGCTGCTTCAGAAGCACCTGACCAAGAACGGCATAAGCTGCGACGTGATCAACGGTTCTGTACCCGTGAACAAACGCTCGGACATCGTCAAGCAGTTCCAAGAGCAGCCGGAGCCGAGGGTGTTGCTGATCCAGCCAAAAGCTGCGTCCCACGGGTTAACACTGACCGCAGCCAACACGATCATTTGGTATGCTCCATGCAACAGTGTCGAGACGTACTTGCAAGCCAACGCACGTATCGACCGCCCCGGCCAAGTCAACAACATGACTGTGGTGCACATTAAGGGGAGCCCCGTCGAGGCAAAGATGTACTCGATGCTTCAGGGCAACATCATCAACCACCAGAAAGTGATCGATTTATTCCGAGAAGAAATTTCTTTGGAAGACTATTGACATTGTCAAAAGCTGGTGTAAAATCAAGTTGTATGGCAGTAATCACCGCCATTCATCCCCACCCATTAGGAGAATCAGATGGACGAAGAAGTTCAGAGACGAGTGACCCCTGTAGATTTGGACACACTCACCACAGTCTACATCAAGATCAGAGACAAACGCGCCGACAACAAACGTGCGTTTGAAGCTGAAGACAACGAGCTCAAAGAGCAGATGGACTTGCTAGAAGGCCAGATGCTCGATGTATGCAAAAGCATGAATGCCGACAGCATTCGCACCCCACACGGCACGATCATCCGCTCAGTAAAGTCACGGTACTGGACGAATGATTGGGATTCAATGTACGACTTCATCGAGGAGCACGGTGCATTTGGCCTGTTAGAGAAGAGACTTCATCAAACCAACATGAAGGATTTCCTCTCTGAGAATCCCAACATCCTTCCACTTGGCCTCAATGTGGAAAATTCTTACTCCGTGGTTGTTAGACGTTCTAAGGAAAAATGAAATGGACATTTTTGATGAGATGGATTTTGGTTGTAACGTAACGTCAGCTACTTACGACCTGCAAAGAGGAGTCGGGCATATACACATGCCAGCAGGCAACTGCACCGACATGGACAAGACTATTAAATTTTTTACAAGTCAAATCCCAACCATTTGCCACATCGTTACGTGGTGTGATGGGCAACTCGACACGCAGTACGTACTGCACGACGCCAATGACAACTGGATCGCAATTTAATCAGGAGAAACGAAATGAGTAACCTCACCATCATCAACCAAGACCTCCCCGACTTCCTGCAAACCGCAGGTGTTAGTGAGCTTACAAAACAACTTGCTGGTAAAACCGGCGTCAAGCGCATCGTGCCCAAAAACGGCATCTTTCGCAAAGTCGTCGGCGGCGAAGAGATGGGCAAGGTCAAGGGTAACTTGAACGCCATCATCGTCAACGCTTCTCCTGCTGTGGGCCGTATCTTCTACGCAAAGCAGTGGACACCAGACGCCGAGCCGACTGCGCCTGATTGCTTCTCCAATGACGGACGTGCACCCGATGCAGGTTCGACCAATCCGCAAGCAGACCGTTGCGACAACTGCGAGAAGAACGTCAAAGGTTCGGGCCAAGGTAACTCTAAGGCTTGCCGCTACTCGCGCCGTATCGCTATGGTGTTGGAAGAAGACTTCGGCACATCGCTTGAGGGCGAGGTGTACCAAATGAACTTGGCCTCCAAGTCGCTGTTTGGTGAAGGCGCAGGGGACAACACCCACACCTTCGAGAACTATTCCAAGTACCTGTCCAATAACGGCAAGAGCTTGGACTACGTTGTTACGCAGATCAGCTTCAACGAAGAGAACGACAACCAGTCTGTGCTGTTCACGCCGACTGGCTACATCAACAAAGCACAGTACGCTGTGACTAGCCAAGTAGCCCAGAAGCCTGAAGTGCTGAAGATGGTCGTGATGACTCCATACCAAGCCGACGTATCTGGCAAACCTGCGCAACTCAAAGCCCCCGCCGCGCCTGCGGAGTCTGCAATCGAAGAACCAGCCAAGCGGGAAAAGAAAGCTGAGCCAAAGCTCACCGTCAAGAAAGACCTTGACTCTGTGGTGAAGGCTTGGAGCGACGAGGAGTAATCGCATGAGCTACGGTTATAGCCAGAGCTTGGTCCTTGCAAATAAACAGGCAAGTGCTAAGTCTCTGGGCGTAGCCTTGGGGCGTGTGTGTATTCGCGCAAGCATCAGCGTCAGCGACATTGCGGATAACTTCGGTGTGAGCCGGATGACTATCTACAATTGGTTTAAGGGGGACGCTGTTCCCCACCATAGCTACGTTGATCAGATACGTGAGTACATACGCGCCGTCAAGCAAACCCACGAACTGAAGTAAATAGATGTCCGACTTCGATCTTCTTGACGCCGTGCTACCCCCGGAAGGGCGGTACTGCGTGTTAGGGATTGGTAAGTACACCGACCAGTATTTTGTAGACACCAGAGAAGAAGTTGATGCGTTAGCCAAAGAGCTTGTCCAGAACAAAATCGACGCTTATTTCGGCTGTGCCAAGTTCGGTCCGCTGAACAACCGCACGCATGCAAATGCCAAGTACTTCCGCGCACTGTGGATGGACATCGACTGTGGGCCCACCAAAGGTGTCCCCAACGAAAAGGGCATCATCAAAGGCTATCTTACTCAGCAGATTGGACTCTCCGAGTTCCAGAAATTCTGCTCTACGGTCGGCTTGCCCAAGCCAATTCTTGTCAGCTCCGGTTACGGCATTCATGCCTACTGGCTGCTTGACCAAACAGTGACCCGCCGAGAGTGGGAACCACTGGCCAACCGACTGCGTGAGTTGTGTGTCGAGCAAGGGCTTATCGTTGACTCCTCAGTATTTGAGGCATCACGTATCCTGCGCATCCCCGGCACGTTCAACTTCAAGCAGGAGGAGCCCAAAGAGGTAACAGTACTAAACGAGCTGACGCCTCGCATGACGTACCAAGAGTTGAAAGACTTGCTTGGTGCTCCAGAACCCAAAGACGATGTACCCGATTTCATCCCGCGCTCAATGAGCCCGATGATGGAAGCACTCATGGGCAACAAGGTCAAACGGTTCAAGACCATCATGATCAAGTCGGCGAACGGCGAAGGCTGTAACCAACTGCTCAACTGCTTTGAAAACCAAAACGACATTGAGGAACCTCTGTGGCGCTCCGCTCTTTCCATTGCCGCTTTCTGCGTAGATGGTGATGCAGCAGCACACAAGATGTCGAAAGACCACGAGGGTTACGACCCCGCTGAAGTTGACCTTAAGGTAGCTAACCTGCGCAAGAACGGTGGCCCCCACCACTGCGCAACATTTGCAAAACAGAACCCGCAAGGGTGTATTGATTGCATCCATAGTGGCAAGATTAAATCGCCCATCATGCTCGGTGTTGAGATTGAAGAAGCCGACGCAGAAGATAACGAATACGCCGTGGAAGACGAGAACGGCGAGGTTGAAATACAACACATCCCGGAGTACCCATTTCCGTTTTTTCGCGGCAAGAAGGGCGGTATATACATCCGTCCAGAAAACGAAGACGACGAGGTTGAACCCAAGCTTGTGTACGAGCACGACTTCTACGTGGTCAAGCGCATGCGTGATCCAGAGATTGGCGAAGTGGCCTTGTTCCGCTTGCACCTACCGCACGATGGCGTGCGTGAGTTCAGTATCTCCACGATGGCTATCTCATCCCCCGATGAGTTGCGCAAACAGTTGGCCCAACACGGCGTCGTAGCCCACAAGTCACAGTACGATTTACTCGCACGATTTGTCGTTTTCTTTATCAAAAATTTGCAGTACGTTAAGAAGGCAGAAACCATGAGAACCCAGTTTGGTTGGGTCGAGGGGGACAGCAAGTTCATCCTCGGCGACAGAGAGATTACAAAAGACGGCGTGTTTTACAGCCCACCTTCGAGCACCACAAAGGACGTTGCCGAGAAGCTCATCGTCAAAGGCACGATGGAGAAATGGAAAGAAGCGTTCAACATGTACGCTAAGCCCGGACTTGAGCCCCATGCCTTTGCTGCGCTCACAGCGTTCGGCTCCCCACTGCTGAAGTTCACAGGTCTTGAAGGCGCAATCATCAACGTGATTCACCCAGAGTCTGGCTCCGGCAAGTCAACAGCCTTGTTCATGTGCAACAGTGTTTATGGCCAGCCCAAAGACCTGACCTCCATGTACAAAGATACGTTCAACGCGAAGATGCACCAGCTCGGCGTGATGAACAACCTGCCCAATACGATTGACGAGATCACTAACTTGAGTGGCATGGAGTTCTCTGACTTGGCTTACAGCATTTCGCAGGGCCGAGGCAAAAACAAGATGAAAGGCTCAACCAATGAGCTTCGCATCAACAACACCAAGTGGCAAGGGATTACCCTATGTTCTGCAAACGCCAGCTTTTACGAGAAGTTAGGTGTAGCGAAGAATACGCCAGACGGTGAGTCCATGCGTCTGCTTGAGTACAAGATCGAGCCCAACCGCATCATCGACGTGCAGGTAGGCAAGCAGATGTTTGACCACCAACTGCGGGAGAACTTCGGCCATGCCGGTGAAATTTACATCCAGTGGCTTGTCAGTAATCTGGAAGACGCCATAGCCCTCATGCGCCAGATTCAGGCTCGGCTTGACCGCGAGGTTCAGTTCAACCAGAAAGAGCGGTTCTGGTCTGGCGTAGCTGCTTGCAACATCGCAGGTGGCCTGATTGCCAAGAGCTTGGGTCTGCACGACTACGACATGAAGGCAGTCTACGAATGGCTCAAGGGCATGCTGGGCGAGATGCGGTTTGAAATCCAAGCGCCTAACTCAACTCCGGTCACAATCCTCGGCGAATTCGTCAACGCCCACATTAATAACGCTTTGGTAGTAAACGGTGAAGTCGATGCTCGTAGCAACTTGCAGGCCATGCCCCTGCTCGAACCGCGTGGAGAGCTGCTCATACGCTACGAGCCAGATACCAAAGAGCTTTTTATCGCGGCCAAGCAGTTCAAGGACTTCTGCGTCAAGCAGCAGATCAACTACAAGACGACTCTGAAAGAGTTGGGCTTCGCCAAGATTTACATCGAGGGTATGAACAAGCGGATGTCTAAGGGCATGAGGGTCGTCTCCCCTGCTGTGCGGGTACTGAAGTTTGACGCATCCGCTTCGGAGTTCTTACAGATGGATACGTTCGCACCGAAAAATGAAGATCGAGACGATAACGTACCGAGTTAATTGGGCCAAATTCCGGCGCGGCCATTCTTTCTTTGTGCCTTGCATTGACGAGAAGGCTGCGCGGGGAACAATCTTGGCGATAAGCAGCCGACTGAAGATGAACGTAGTCACCAAAGTAGTCATCGAGGAAGGCGTTAAAGGTTTGCGAGTGTGGCGCATTTGAGCTACACTAAATCGTGATTCTCCTGTGAATGGTTGTTGAGACCAACCTTAACCCCCAGCTAATCACTGGGGGTTTTTTTCCTTCTCGCGTCGTTCCCGCATCTCCCTAGCACGCGCATCCAAGCGGCGCTCCAAGTAGTCGGTAGCCTCTTCAACGATTGGGAGGTTCTTCTCAGTCACAGGTACACCAGCACGGGCAGTCATTCTCTGCTCAGCCTTCTTCATGAGCGAGTTGTAGATTGCATCTTCGTCCAGCGCATACGACGGGTGCTTCGTGTTGAACTTGGGCACTTCAACTTCCAAGATTTTGTCGAAGCGTTCGTCCCCTTCGTTGGTGTTTTTTCGGTACTGAAAATCCAACTTGTTCAACAACAGCCCGCGCTTGTTCAAAATCTTTTGTTCGATGCCGGAGAACTTGAAAGCCGGTCCTTGCGTAGCCGCAAGAATGTCGGGGCGGAAACCTATAGCCTGCCCAATCAGCTCACCGGTCTTTACGTCGTCTTTA